GGCTGACCTCTCAAGCTATTACCTATACTAACAGGAGCAGTGTTAATAGTAGATATCGCACCAAAAGCAGGATTAGAAGGATTAGACATAGAACGCCTAGGTTGAGAACGAACTGCATTCTTCTTACCCTTTCCTTTACCTGCTTGTTTCTTTCCTTTTGAGCCTTTCTTAACCATTTCAACAAACGATTAAACAAAAACTCAATTAGAGATATAAACGCGCTTACGATTTTTAATAGCGTACAAGCGTCTATAATGTTTCGACAAGTACTTTCTGAACGCGGGGTTGTTACTAGAAACTAACTCCGTGTGAGATACTAACTCGTCTATGACTCGAGATACTTCAGGTAGCGGTACTTCCTTAGTTTTCTCTGTAGTCGTGCCCTCTTTACTAACCTCTGCTTGAGTAACAGTTGTAGTTTTAGGCGTCTCAGACGTAGTGCTAACAGTAGACACTGGCGTCTCAGATTGGATAGCCGCTCCTTTAGTGGTGGGAGCGTACACGACGTCGGATGAGGTCGTGTTGTTAAGTTTATCTTCAGCAACAAGAACTGTGGGTAACAGCTCTGGAGCAATGTCGGGGGTATTAACTCCGGATCTGAACGATTGTCCAGGTCTTTCGTAAACTGGTTCCTTTTCACGCACGTATCGGGTATTTTCAGAAAAACCCTCTACAGCTGACTGATTAGGATCAGAACCGAGTGCAAAGAAAGATTTACCCGTGGTTAAACCTCGAGTTAATCGATTTACGTGGAGAACTAAGAGAGAGTATAAACTCGGTCTAAGTCCTTTACCAAACTGTTCTTTGTAAAACAGTAAGTCTGCGCTATCTAACTCCTTATTGGACTTAGCTAGTGCGTATCTTGTGTCGTGATCTCTACACGACCTATCTAAATCGCTTACTGGATCTTTATCTCCGTAAGCTACACTTGACTGTATTCTACCGTTTGAGTAGTACAGTCCACAATAGTTGGTAGTAAAATCAATTCTTAATTTAATTTTACCCACCACCTACCTACGACCTTACAAATACGACTCATAACCCTTGGACTTATGCCTATAATAGGCATTAGTCCTCTTGAGTTTTTCGTCGTAGACACCAGGATAAGTCTTGATGAGCCAAAGGTACATATCTTCGAAAATCTTGTACTTTTTGGGACACCAGCAATAGTTCTCCATATGAGAGAGCAAAGCTATATCCAAATCCTTAGATGGAACTATATACAATTTATACAAATGTTTAGTAAACCTAACTGGTTCATAAACCACTAGGCCATCTTGAGGTCGTATAGAAAACTTGTAGCTAAAGAACTCAGCTCCTTCCATAGTTGGATGGAGTTTGTAGTCTGATATGACCACACCCAATTTCTTATATTCTTCAAGGCATCTTTCAACATTAAAGTCATCCGGGACAGTCTGTAAAGTGTCATCACCGCCAACAATTATGTCGTGTTCTGGTTTAAATAGGTCTTGAACGGTATAACCCATTCTCAACTTAACAATAGCGTCTAATATGAGTTGGGCTAACGAATTTCCAGCTATCGTAAAAACGAAACCTGGTTTCA